CGCAATAGCGAATCCAGCAACCAGAGCACGACAACGACTACCACGTCCAACTATGACCAACGCATGGTCAACGATGGCGGGAGCGTCGGCATCAACGGCACCGGAAACGTGGTGCTGGACAACGGCGCGGTGAACGCCGCGTTCGACTTCGCCCGGGCGGGGACCGAGAGCGCGTTCAAGTCCACGGCGGACGCCATGGGGCTGGTGCGCGATAGCGTCAAGATGACGTTTGACCAGCAGGCTATCAACGGAGAGGGCTTTCTGGCCGCCATGGGCAAGCTGCTGGACACGGCCAAAACCGTGAACGAAAACGCCACGGCAAATGTGTCGCAGGCTTACAGCAACGTGCAGGAAATCAGCACGGGGCAAAAATTCATGGTGGCCGGCATGCTCTGCATCGGCGGCATCGTGGCCATCAACAGCATGAAGAAGGGCTGACCCGTGGGCATTATCGAATCCGTACAGCAGTACGACCTGAATATCCCGGCGGGCGGCGCGCAGGCCATCGACGTGGCAGGCGATCGCATCCAGTTCCTGTCCGCCGCCGATCCGTTCGCACAGATCGAGGTTCGCCCGAACTATGCGCAGGGCAATATCAGCCTGAAGCCCGGCCAGGGGTTCCGGTTCAGCGAACAGGTGACGCGGTGGGTGGTCTTCAACCGGGGACAGGTGCCGCTGACCGGCTTCCTCATGATCGGCTCGGGGGACTTCTTCGACCAACGTATCAGCGGCGAGGTATCGATTATCGACGGCGAGCGCGCACGCACGCTGGCCAATACCGCGTTTATCTGTCGCCACTATCAGGCGCCGGTGGCCGGGAACGGCGTCACGGTGCAGATGTGGAACCCGGCGGGCTCGGGCCGAAACATCGTGCTTGAGTCCTTCGGGGCGTCGTCGGTGACTTCGCAGGCGATCAACTGCTACTCCATGACCGCCGCGCTAGCAACGCTTGGCGCGGTCGGTAACTCCAAGCTGATCGGCGGGGCGCCATCGGTGGCGCAGGGCAGGGGAACCAATGGCAACACGCCGCCGACAGGGAACATCCTGGTTGCGCTGAACATTCAGGCGGGGCAGGTATTCGAGAAGAGCATGCGCAAGCCGATCATCCTGCCGCCGGGCAACGGCATCGGATTCTATTCCGGCATCGCCAATGCCGATCTGGCCGCCTTCTTCGAGTACTTCGAGGAGCCGGCCTGATGACGCGCTATGAGTTCGCGCTGCTGGCTCTGGCCGCCGTGGGCTACGTGGTGTGGCGGGACTGGCAGCGAAGCGAGGAGCCCGGCGCACAGGCGCCGGACTTTATCGACCAAGCCGAAAACTATTTTTACGACGCCGCCGAGGGCCAACTGTTCGGCGGCACTGAGGATGACATGACGCAGGCACAGCAGAACCGCGCCGCATTCCTGATGATGATCCGCACGGCGGAGGGCACGGCGGGCGCGGATGGATATCGCACGCTGTTTGGTGGCGGGCTGTTCGATTCTTTCGCGGACCATCCGCGCCAAGTCGTGACCCGCATGTCCAACGGGCGCCCGATTAGCTCGAGCGCGGCGGGCGCGTACCAATTTCTCCGCCGCACCTGGGACGGTCTGGTCCCGCGCCTGGGGCTGGTGGACTTCTCGCCGGCCAGCCAGGATGCCGCCGCCATTCAACTGATCGCGGACGCCGGGGCGCTGCGCGACGTAGACGCCGGCCGCTTCGCACTAGCGGTACGCAAGGTCAAAAATATCTGGGCGAGCATGCCGGGGGCGGGCTACGGCCAGCCCGAGGTGGCGCTGGCCAATCTGCAAGCGGCCTACATGGCGGCGGGGGGTGTGGTGAATGGCTAAGGCAAGGGCAGGGGCCGGAGGCGGGGGCGGTCCGGACATTCTTCTCGTGGCGGCGGTGGGGGCGATGGCATTCCTCGCCCTGCGTTCGCGCGCGGCTGGTGCGACGGGCGTGCCGGTGGGCACCGCCACTACGCTGCGCCCGGACTATACGGCGCAACGAAACATCGCCTACACGCAGGCGGGGCTCGGGCTGGTGGGCGCCATTTCCGGCCTGTTCGGCGCCGGGTCGCCCGATTCGATCCTGAGCGGCGGCAAGGTGTCGGGCATCTTTGGCGGCGGCACGTCCAACGCCATCGAATACAACAACCTGAACGGATACATCGGGCAGTTGGGCATCGACGCCACCGATGGGTGGACGCCTGCCGAATTCGGCAGCATGAACGGCGCGTACACCTTCGGGTCGCCCGTGGAAGCGCCGAGTCTGGGCAACTGGCTCAGTTCGGCTTTCGCGAGTAGCTGACCATGAGCGACACCCCCGTAAAGCTGGCGCTGGCCGCTGCCGCCGTGGCGGCAATCGCCTATGTCCTAAAAAAAAACGGCGGGCTACAGGGTGCGGCTGCGGGTGCAGCCAGCGCACTGGTGGGCGCGGTGGGGGATGCGGCGGCGGGGGCAGTGCTGGGCGTGGGTGACGTCCTGGGGATTCCCCGGACCGACATGACCGAGTGTGAGCGCGCGTTGGCCGAAGGCCGCACCTGGGATGCGTCGTTCGCCTGCCCGGCCAGCAACTTCCTTTCCAGTCTGGTGAGCAGCGACTTGCAGCCGGACTATTCCATGGACGCCTACACCGGCACGTATGCGCCGCGTCCTATCAACGCCTGGACTGTCACGGAAAACGGTGGCGGTGCGGCCTTTGTGTATCCACGTATCAGGAGAGCAAATTGAAATTTCTGTTGCAACGACTTCGGGAACCGTCCACTTGGGCGGCCATCACGTGCCTGGGCGCGTTCTTCGGGATCGATCCCGGCAAGCTGCACGCCATTGAGGGTGCGGGCGTGGCGCTGGCCGGCGCCGTGGCGGTGTTCCTGCCGGAATCGCGGGGCGAGTGATGGGACTGGCGGAAGGCGTGGCGCTGGCCTGTGGCGTCCTCAATCTGTTGGGCGTGCCGCTGTTCGGCTTTCGCTACGTGGTCCGCCTGGAAACGCGCCTCGCGCGGATCGAGGCAAAAATGGGAATCGGGGAATGAGCGGGCGAGGGTGGATTCCGACGCCGGTCGAGGTGGGCCGGGAGACGCTGATTGTTATCGGGGGCGTGATCTGCGCCGCCCTGATCCTGTCGCGCTTCCCTGGACTGAAATCGTGGATTGCGGACCAAGGCGCTATCACGCTGCGGGACTCGCAGGACCGTGTTTTATGGTGACAACAGGAGAAATCATGGCAACGAAGAAACGCAAGCCGGCACGCCGGACGCCGCCGCGCAAAGCCAACGGACAATTCCGGAAACGCAAGCGCTAAGGCGATATCGCAGCAAATCTAAGGCCAGGCCCCCGAGGGAAACCACGGGGGCTTTTTCGTTACACTGCTGGAAAACAACGGGAGGGGTTATGCGACTGATGGCAGGAATGGCCGTGGCGCTGGCGGTGGCCGGTTGCAGCGGGATTCGATACACGGGGACCGAGCAGCAAATGCAGCAGGTAGCCAGGGGCGCGGCGGAAATGGCAAAAAAGAACCCGTACAGCGATATGGTGACGGGTGCCGGCACCGCTGCGCACATGGCGCTGTCGGCGACGATGGGCGGGGAGACGGCGGCCCCGGAACGGACGTGCACGCCGGGGCTGAACGGCTGCTATGACAAGGCGGCCACGAGCATGGTGCCACCGTCAAGCACGGATGGCATGGACAGCTTCACTGGACTCCCGGCCGGTCACTACAAGCAAACGGCCATCGGTCGGGATTGATCTGGGGCGGTGCATATCGATAACGTCCCCACGGACGACGCCGAGGCGCGGCAGCATACGGGCATAGCCCATCTGGCGGGCCATTTCCTCGCGCTCAAGCGCGTCAAGCCGCAGGACGGCGACTGCCCACCATGGCGGCGGTCGTTTGCCTGACGCCCAGGCGCGGGCGGTGGCGGTAGAACAGCGGAGGTATCGGGCAAGTGCGGCGGTCGGCAGGCCGGACGCGTAGTGTTGGAATTCACGGGGATTGGCGTGTTGCGCAAGCATAGTTGATGGACCCTGAAAAAAAGCCCCGGTCTAACGCCGGGGCTTTTGTCTAACGCGCGCCACACTTCGGATGGTTTCCCTACGTGAGGGGTAAATTTGCCGGAATGCCGCGCCAGTATTGGCTTGCAGCCCCGTAGCACTCATTTAACATAATACGCAGAGTGTTACGGGGACTACCTGCTGAACTACGCCAGAGCAGGGCTCCAACGCTGTCCCATAGGGTTCAGCAGGGCTTCAAAATTTAGCGAAAATCGATCGGCCAGGGACGCCCACACGCGGCGCAGTTCCGGGTTCTTCGTGCGCTCAGCGTGCGCGGCTGTCACCACGGCAGCGGGATCGACATCCAGCAGGCGCGCGACTTTCACGGCAGTTTCATCATCAAAACCGCCCATGCCGTTGCGGTACTTGCTGACCGCAGAGCGCGAAATGCCAAGTTCCTTGGCGATGGCGTAATCCGATGCGCCGCCGAGTTTCGAGCGCACGGCCTCCAAAAATTCAAGAGTCGTTTTCATCACTACCCCTAAGAGTTCTACCCGAGACGAAGCATAGTCAACTGTTCTCGAACGGGCAACGTGAACAGTGTTAGAACGTTCACGCTATGTTGACTGTTCTCAGCCGGTTGACTATATTCCGTCCCAGACGTGGCGCCGGCTGGTGCCTACCCCGCCAGTGCTGGCCTGATCCGCCAGCGGGCGCCACGCCTGCCCCTGGGCTAGGGGCCTTCTCCGACAGGGTAGGGACAGAAGGGGTGGTCACATGCAGTTACAAATTCGTGAGTGGCACTACAACGGGGATCAACCCGAGCTAATCGGCAACACCGGACACGTGACCGTGACTGGCTGCGGCGTGGCGGCGCAATTTGACTTCGCGGGCTATCGGGGAATCACGCTGACCGACGCGAAGGGCCAAGCGCAGTTCTTCGCGGACGCTGTGATGGCGGGGGTATTCGCCCCGACGATGGAAGCGGACCTTGGCGCGGTGATCGAGGCCGATTTTCTCAAGGCGTGCCAGCAATGAAGCCCGCCCGCATCCACCGCACGGCCCTTGGCGGCTTCACCATCGACGGCCCGTATTTCCGTCGCCCCTCGCGCGCCAGCGTTCTACTGGACCGCTTCTTCCACTGGCTGGGGGCCTGACATGGCCCTGATCGCTTTCGCTGTCGTCGTCTACATCGCGTGCACCGCGTTCGCGGAGGCAAACGGGCTATGAGCTACACAGAGGAAGTGGCCTATATGCCGGGCAGCACGCGCGAACCCGCGCACGCATCGCACAGGCCGGCGCCCCGGCTGACCGCCGGACAGCGTTCGCCTGACAGCGATGCACTGGCGTGCGCCGCGCTGGAGCGCGCGCGCGCCGTGCTGGCCTCCCACAAGACCGCCATCAAGACCCCCGCCTGGTATTGACCCATGTGGGGCTATCTCCGCGACGCCGCCGACGCACTGCCCGACCTCCCAGAACTGCGGGAGGCGCGGGCGCGCGTGCCGATGCGCTGGTACAACCGGGCGCTCAAGGCGGCGGACACGGCGGGGCGCGCCAGCGCCGCGCAGCAGGGGAGGGCGGATCTGTTCGACCTGGGCGCCGCCGCTGGCGCCGTGGCGGCATTCATGGCCGAGCACGCGCCGGCGGGCCTGCCGGTGCGCCCGGACGCCAGCGACTATGAGGTGTGCATGAAAGCGCGGGCCGTGGCCGCTGACGTGCTGCTGAAAACGACGGGCCTGGACACGGATGAAGCCTGGGCGGTTTGCGCGCGCGAGTGTGAACGCCAGGGCGTCGCGGCGCCGGATTTTGCCAAGGCGGCCGAGCGCGTGGCGCGCGTGCGCTGTGAACTGTGGTGGCGCCGCCGGCTGCGCACCAAACACATTCGGGCGCTGGAGCACTCGAACATCCGACTGCATTACGTTCATTACCGCTCGGACCCGTACGCCAGCAATGACGCGGTGCGCCGCCGGGTCGCGCAGAACCGACGCAACGCCGCCACGCTGGCCGCTGTGTCCCTGGAAAACGAGCACGGCCAGCAATTCACGCTGGCCGAACTGGCAGAAAAGTCCGTAGCCAACAAGGCGCTTCGCCGCGGCGAATTGATGACGCGCCTCAAGGGCAGCGAGGATCTGGCGGATGCTGCGGACTTTGCCGGCGTGATGTTCACGATTACATGCCCGAGCCGCTACCACGCGGTCAAGAACCTGGGCAACAAGTGGCGTCCGAACCCGAACTATGAGCAGGGCCTGGACCCGCGCGCCGCGCAGCTATATCTGCGCAAAGTCTGGGCGCGCGTCCGGGCCGAACTGGCGCGCCGGGGCATCGTGTTCTTCGGGATGCGCGTGGCCGAGCCGCACCATGATGGCTGTCCGCACTGGCATGGCCTGCTTTTCTCTGACCGCGTGGCCGAGGTGTGCGAGGTGATCCGCGCGCATGCGCTGCGCGACAGCGGCGAGGAAGCCGGCGCCAAGGTGCGCCGCGTGCGATTTGAGCAGATCGACCGGGCCAAGGGGTCCGCCGTGGGATACATCGCAAAGTACATCGCCAAGAACATCGACGGCCACGCCGTGGGCGACCACAAGACCGTGGAGGGCTTCACGGTACAGGCTGACTTTATGGGCGATGACGTGATTACGCCGAGCCAGCGTGTGGAGGCCTGGGCGGCAACCTGGGGAATCCGCCAGTTTCAAGCGTTCGGCGGGGCGCCCGTGGGCGTGTGGCGCGAACTGCGCCGCGTGAAGGAAGCGGACCTGCCGAGCCATGACGAATGCCCGGAACTGCGTGCCGCCTGGGCCGCTGCGCAGCGCACCGAAGAAAAGCCCGCCTCGTGGGCGGACTATGCCCGCGCCATGGGCGGCGTGGCCGGCGAGGGCCGGCGCATCGCCATTACGCACGATGAACGGATGGAGCAGGGCCGCTATGGGCTGGCGCTGCGCAAGGTGCCGCAAGGCGTGACCGCGCGGGGCCGCGTCTATGTCGTGGATGGCATCGCGGCTTACTGGCGGGAACTGAGCGTTTTCGCAGCGGCGACACGCTTCCAATGGACGAAGGTTGAGCGCAGCGGCGCAGCCGCGAGCACTCGGACTCGTGTCAATAACTGTACGGCGCCGCACGGCGCGCGGGGCGCGACGCACCCCGACGCAAAGCGCCCGGACTGGTTGCAAAGGCTCGAAAGGGCCGAAATCCCGCCCGATAGGGCGACAACGTAAGGGGAAAGAAGTGCCGGAAACCAATTTTTACGACCGCGCCGACAAGGTGCTGACCCGCTATTCCATGCTGCTGCCGGCTGACGTGCGGCAACTGCTGCGCGACATGGCGGCAACCATCGACCAACTGACCAAGGGCCAGAAATGAACCTGAAAATCGAAATTACCGCCCTGGTGGAAGCCGTGCGCAGCGTCGGCGCCCACGTTCGGGACACCGGCGCCACGCAATACGGCGCCGCTCTGCATCAGGCCGAACAGGTGCTGGCCATGGCCGACCAAGCCTTGACGCCGCCGACCGACCCCACGCCGGACATGCTGGCCGCCGGGCTGGTGGCCATCGGGAACCTGCCGCCGGACACCCCGGCGGCAGGCGTCGTGGAAGCCATCGCGCGCGCCGTGCTGGGCGCCGGACAAGGGGTCTGATATGTCGGGGTGCACCTGTCCGATTTGCAAGCGCCTGGGGGCGCGGTGGGGGGTCAGCAAGGGCGGCGCCGGGCGGGTGTACATCGTCTGTAGCCAGCCGGGGTGCGGCGCGCAGATCTTCGCGCGCTCGGACGACGCCGACGAGCGCATCCGCGACACGTTCATTGCGGGGGCGGCGCCGGCAGGCGCCGAACATAACGTAACGGGTGGGGCGCCCGTACGTACGGAAATGGCCGAAGGGGGGCTGATGACATGGGACAACTGATCGAGGCAGGCGTACTGGAGCAAATGCGCCGGCAGGCGCATGCCTACGAAGGGCAGGCGGCGGACCTGCCGCCGCTGCCGGGCGAGCCGGCGCCGGTGGACCCGGCGGCGGAATGGGAAATGACCCTCACGGTGCTGGTGACCGCGCTGGCGCCCGCGCTGCCGTACCTGCCGACCGTCTACACCCCAGACACGATCAAGGCGCTGTCGGGCGCCATCGTGCCGGTGGCGGACAAATACGGCCTGTCGGTGGGCGGCATCATGTCCGGGCCGGAAATCGGGCTGCTGATGGTAGCCGGGCCGCTGGCGCTGGCCACGGTGGTGGCGCACAAGCAATGGCGCGCCGAGCGCGACGAGGCGATGACGGTCGACAACGACGCACCACCGGCGGTGGTGGTGCCGCCGAGGGGGCCGCAATCGCACCTGGGCGAAAACACGCAGGACAACGGCGGGCGGCTGCGCGCGGTGGGGGCATGATGGAAGGAAGTCAAAATACGGCGCGCATTGTGGGCGTCATCGGGGCATCAGGCAGTGGCAAGTCGCGTTGGCTCAAGGATGGGCTGCGCCGAATGCAGCCAGCGCGCTTGCTGATCTGGGACCCGCAGGACGAATACGGCGAGTTCGGCGAAGTGGTGACCGATACCCGCGATCTGGTGGAGCGCATGGGGGAAATGGCGACGGATGAGGGTTTTCGGATCGTCTACCGGCCCGGCGATGACATGTCCACCTACAAGTGGAAGTTCGAACTGTTCTGCAACATCGCCTATCAGATTCCCCGCCTGTGTCTGGTGGTGGAGGAAGTGGCGGACGTGACCAGCGCCAGCTACGCGCCGCCGGCATGGTCGCGGCTGTCGCGCAAGGGCCGGCACCGGGCGATGACCATGTTCGCCGTCACGCAGCGCCCGGCGGTGATCGACAAGACTTTCCTTGGCAATTGCACGCTGATTCACTGCTGCCGGCTGAACGACAAGAACGATATCGCGGTCATGTCTGCCACGCTCGGGGTGTCGGCGGACACCATGCGCGATTTGGTGGCGGACCCCGCCGCCAACGTGTTTCAGTACATCGAGCGCGACATGCTGACCGGGAAAACCGCCGCCGGCCAACTCGATTCGCGCGGCAGCAACGCCGCGCCGGCCAACGTACGTAACGTACGTTCGTTGCCCGAGCCGGACGCCAACGTAGCGTAACGGCGGCGCCTTGCGGCCCCCCCTTGACCTCGCCAATAGTGGAGGCTCAAGCGCGGGGGCCAACCCCGATTTGCACACGCAACCAATCGGGAGAATTCCACAATGAGCGTGAAAGACATTGGCAAGGCGGTGGCCATGACGGCTGTCGCCCTGGTCATCATCAATCAGGGCAAGAAGTTCCTGCCCGACTCCGTAGCCAAGTTCCTGGGCTGATCGACATGAGCGAAGTCAAAAACGCCGTGAAGACTACCGCCCTGGTGCTGCTGACGATCTATGTCATGCGCCGGGTGCCCGTGGCGGACCAACTGGTCCAAACCGCACTGATGGGCTGATCCCACCGCTACCCGAGGACATAGAAAAATGGCACTGGTTCAACAACTCCCCCCGTTCCTGAATGTTGTTAATTCGGGCGTCGCCACGCTCCAGATCCCGCGCTACAGCAATACGCTGACGCGTCTGGTGCTGGCGCTGGCCGGTACCGCCTTCACCAAGGCGAATATTACCGACATCAAGGTCAAGATCGGCGCCCGCACGGTCTACAACGTGACCGGCACGCGCCTGGACGCGATCAACAAGTACAAGGGCATTTTCGACGATGCCAACTTCCTGACGCTGGACTTTACCGAGCGCGACGCGCCGAGTATCGACGGCAAGGAAATCGGCGGCTTCGACATGACCGCGTGGCAAGACAACCTCAACGTGGAAATCACGATTGCGGGCGCTACGGCGCCGCAACTGTCGGGCTACATGGTGCTGACCGCGCCGCAGGGCCAGGGCGCGGGCGAGATCATCCACAAGCTGATGTACTTCCCGGCCTCCACCAACGTGGCCGGCAAGTTTCCGATCAACTTCGCGGCGCGCGGCGCGCTCATCAAGCGCGTGCATGTGTTCTACGCCGGCACCGACTGGACCGCCACCACGGACGGCAACGTGAACCGCATGGAGGTCAAGAAAAACGGCCTCGTCGTGTTCGAGTCCACCAGCCGCGTGGCGCGCTTCATGCAGCAGGAGCAGCGCAAGGTGCCGCAGGCGAAGCATTTCTGTGTCGATTTCATCTTCGACAACAACCAGTCGGGCGCGCTGAAGACTTCGGACGCGGCCTCCCTGGAATTCAATGCGTTCCTGACCGCCGCTGACGGCCTTGACGTCTACGTCGAGTGCCTCGATCTGCCGTTCAACCTGTAAGCGGGAGGGTTCGCCATGTGGGATGAAGTTCAGCCCCAATCGTATTTTTCGGACCCGATGGTGAGCACGGCGGGCGGGGCGAGCGACCTCAACCCGATGGCGCGCACCGGCGCGGACCTGTTGGGCCTGGGCCTGTCGCGTCTGATCGATGTGCAGACGGTCCGGGCGCTGCAAAACACCAATACGGCCGCCGTCCTGCAATCCAACGGCATGACCATTACCACGGCGCCGCAGGGCGCTACCCCGGCCTTTGCGCTGATGGGTGGCGGCCTGCTGCCGGTGGTGCTGGCGGTCGGCGCAATCTGGCTGATCGCGGGGAAGGGCTAAATGGCTATCTCCCCCTACGCTCAAGCGGGCGTCGGCGTGGCTGGCGGCCTGATGGCTTCCAACCCGTGGACCGCCGGCATCATGGCGGCGGGGTCGGTTGCGGGTCAGATGATGGGCACCCCGGACCCGAGCAACACGGCGCTGTCCGGGTCCGGCATGTTCGACCAGCATTTTGACGGATCGGGGTGGGTGGTGGCGACTGGCGGCAGTGACGCCAGGGCGCTGCCGACCGTCACCAGCGCGTTGCAGTCCACTGCCGGGCAGGCGCTGGGCCTGCTGCAAAACCCGATGGTCCTGATTGCTGGCGCCGTGATCGCGCTGGCCTATTTCCGGAGCCGGTGATGGAAAGCCGCCTGGAAATTCGCGTGGAACCCTGGACGGACGCGCATGACGCCGAGGTCCGGGAGGCATTCAGCGGGCACACGCGCCGCAAGATGGACACCAGCGCCGGCCTGCTGCAACCGACCGAGTATTTGCGCCAGGGCGCGTTCTGCCGCGTGCTGCGCGACGACGAGCCGGTGTGCTGGTACGTGCTGTTCGTGCATCGGTATCTGACCGCGACCGAGGTTGAGGTGGCGCTGGCCTACGGGCACGCCGAGTTCGATCTGGTCGCGGAGGTACTGCCGCTGATCGAATATCAGTGCCGCGAGGCGGATTCCATTTGCATCACGACGCGGCGCCGGGGGCTGGTGAAGAAGCTCGAGCGCCAGGGCTACCGCACGGATGCGGTGCTGATGCGCAAGCAACGAAAGAAGGGCTAGCCATGGGTTTCGGCAACGGCAAGGGGATGGAGCGCAATAGCGAATCCAGCAACCAGAGCACGACAACGACTACCACGTCCAACTATGACCAGCGCATGGTCAACGATGGCGGGAGCGTCGGCATCAACGGCACCGGAAACGTGGTGCTGGACAACGGCGCGGTGAACGCCGCGTTCGACTTCGCCCGGGCGGGGACCGAGAGCGCGTTCAAGTCCACGG